CACATGCGGTAGCCGTAATCAAAATGGAAGGTTCTGGTAGAAGTATGAGTGTTACTAAAACTAACACTTTGGTTTCTGTTGGTAATAAGGTAGCATCTGGTGTTCCAGGTAACTTTACTGAGATTTATCACTTCTCAGTTGAGAAGGAATGGAATTCTGATACAGGAACTTCCACAGAACATCGTATCGTTAATACGGCTGCTGTTGGAGATGAGATGGCTAAGACAGCATTAGGTCTCCCTGCTAAATTAGATTTTACAGATAAGCTCTTTTACGAAGTTTGGAAAGATGCCTTATCTAAGGTTGCGTAGTTAACGCAAATTATGAGGTAATTATGTAGACGAACCATCGAGCTCTATAATCTGAGTAACCGTAGGTAACCTAAACCAAAGTAAACAAAGGAAAAGAAAAATGCCGTTCAATGCAGTAATGACAGCTGATGATCTGAAGCGTGGTTCTCTTGCAAAAATCGGCTGGCATCCGTGCGAATTTGTCAGGTATGAAGAGAAGCCTGCTGGAACTGATAATTCTACCAATGTTATTATGACTTGGAGGATTCTTGAAGGTCCAGATAAAGGTCTTGAATTCAATCAGCTTTTCAATGAAAAGGCGATGGGATTCGGAAAGACTCTCTGGGCTCTTTGGGGTTTCCCGAAGGATTCAGAAGGCAATCAGCGTGTCAGTGATGAGATGATTAAATCTAAGCTTAACGCTAAGGTTAAGATTTATGTCGTCCACACTGAGAATAAAGGCAAGAAGTATAACAACGCTGAAGACTACATCGCTCTCGATGCTAAGGTCTAATAGAGATTCTGTTGGTTGTGGTTGATACAGTCAGTTATTAATTAGCGCTGACGTAACACGTATCTATGAAGGACATTCAGTCTAACCATAACTGACAGATAGGGTAGCCGTTATTAAGCATTTATGTGCTCCATTACTGGATGACACAAAGCCTCTGATAACGGCTATCCGCTTTTAAGTAGAAAGGAGAAAAGATGAAGTGACCAGTAACTATATGAATGCTCGAAGGCAAAGCTGGTTAGAAGCCTGCTTAGCTATTCATAGATTTCATATAGAACGAATTAATATAGATACCAAGTGGCAATACAGAGATACGGCTAGAGAATTACATAGAAGTTTAGGTAGTGTCGCTCAAGCAATAAAAGTAGCACGCTGGCTCAAAACACACGAAAATAAAATAGTTAGTTTTCCAGACCTTAAATCATGCCTAGAATGGATTAAGGATATGGAAGATGAACGTCGAAAAGAGTCGGTGTAGCTGATAATGCCCAACTACGTCCCAGGTATAGGACCATTAGAACCGAAGCTAATGGTAATAGCTGAAGCTCCAGGTAGAATTGAAAACGAATTCTTAAAACCACTCATTGGACCGACAGGTGAATTGTTCGATGAGATATTAGAAGCCTGTGGTATAGATAGAAATGAACTGTATATAACGAATCTATGTAAATATCAGCCTCCTTTTAACGATATGAGGAAGCTGAATCTTATCAATATAGATTTAGATGAGCAGTGCAGATTGCTATGGGAAAAGGAAGTTGAAATTCTAAAGCCGCGTTGTATCCTTGCTATGGGACGATATGCTCTCAGAGCAGTAATGGGGTGGCCTTTAGATTTTGATGATAAGAAAGATGAATATAGCATTCTTAATTACAGAGGTTCGATATTAACTGCACGTGATGGAAAGACTAAAGTAGTTCCAACAATTCATCCAGCCGCTCTGTTCAATCGTCAATCAGGCGAAGAAGAACGAGACGGCGGCTTACCATTTGTATATAAGAAGTTAATTGAACATGACATTAAACGTGCTTATGAAGAGTCTGATTCTTGCAGACTTAATTTGCCAGCTCGTGACCTTATTGTTTGCAATAGTTCTCTTACTGCTCACAGATTCTTCGATGAGTATAAAGATAGAGAACGCTGTGTTGTGGATATTGAAAGTATTAATTGTGTTCCAGTATGCGTTGGTTTTGCCTTTAACAGTTCTCATGCTATCTCTATACCCCTTCTAAGGAAGATCGGCAAGAATGAACTCACCTCAATGGGACTGTTTGAACTAGAACAGTGCTGGAGGATGATTGATGTTCAACTGCGAAGAATTAAGATCATCGGGCATAACTTCAAATATGATGAATATAAGCTTGGACTTATTGGCTTTCGCGGTTTACATCTATATAGCGATACTCTGCTTAAAACAAGAGTATTATTCCCGGAATTACCAGATAAAGGGCTGGACGTTGCTGCATCCTTATGGACGAGAGAGCCGTTCTGGAAAAAAGAAGGAAAAGAATTCAAAATAGGTAAGTCGAATATTGCTCAGCTGTTTAAGTATAACGCTAAAGATTGTGCTGTAAATTTCGAAGTTGATTCCGAGCAGGAACTATCTCTAATAGCGCAAGCAGAACAATTTAAAGTTCCACTTGTTGAGTACTTCTACAATTACATGATGCGGAAGCACGCTTTCTATTTAAATATGGAAAACGTCGGCTTCAATGTAGATCATGCTAAGCAAAGAGAGTTACAGCATAAATACGCTAAGCTCGAAAAGGAAGAACATGAAAAACTCACGAGATTAGTCGGTGAAGATATCAATGTAAAAAGTTATCCACAGGTTCACTATCTTCTTTATAAGCTGATGAAGTTTAAGCTTATGAAGAGGAATCCTACATCTGAAGATACTATTGTTAGGTTGTTGACTAATCATGCCAAAAAAGACGAACAGAAAGCGATCCTCGAAACACTCCTTGAAGAGAAGCGTATTAGAACTCAACGATCCAGAGATATTAGCTTCCACCCAGACTACGATGGAAGGGCAAAGACTTCTTTCAATATCTCAGCAACAGAGACTTGTAGAAGCACTACAGGAATTCTTAAGAAGCCTATTAGACCAACGCGACTTGGCCTGGGATTTCATACAATCTCAAAACATGGACGGCTCGCAAAAGATATCCGTTCAATGTTTATTCCGGACAAAGGGAAAATTTTCTTACAGGCTGATTCTGGGCAAGCTGAAGCTAGAGTTGTAGCCGTCCTAAGCAAAGATTTTGAGTTACTACAGGCATTCGATGAGATTGATATTCATCGCAGGACGGCTGGTCTTTGCTTTGCTTATACAAAGGAACTAAGTCTTAAGAAAGAAAGAGTTCCAATAGTAGATGAGTTAGATAAAGACGGCCCTGAAAGGTTCGTAGGTAAGAAGATTAGACATGCTGGAAATTACAACATGGGCAAAGGCGAGTTCATGTTGAATTTCAATACTGATGCTCAGAAGTTCGATATAGCTATGAGGATATCTGAGTGGAAAGCTGGTCAGATGCTAGAGCTATTTCATGCTGCATCTCCCAAAATTAGATCGGTATTCCATAATGAAATCATCGAAGAAATCAGTAATACCAGAACACTTATTGATCCTTTTGGCGGAGTTAGGACCTTTTGGGGTAGAATGGATGATTCAATCTATAAAGAAGGATTTGCCAATATCCCACAAAGGACAGTTGCACATCTTGTTCAAGGAGCAGGAATAGCTTGTTTTGAAGAGTTTCAGGGAGAAGATGTTCAATTCATCTCTGAGAATCATGACTCTCTATTACTGCAAGTTCCTGAGAACGGCTGGGAGAAGTATGCTAGAGTTTTGCAGAAGCATATGACTAAGCCGATTGACTTCTCCAAGTATTGCACCTTAAAGCGCGATTTCGTATTAGTTATCCCTTGTGACTGTGAAGTATCTGATACTACTTGGGCAAATATGAAGAAGGTGAAGTTATGATTATAGGTATTGTAGGTTCTGAAGCCGCTAAGTTTACAGAAGCTACAGAGACAGCGGCTAGAGAGCTTATCAGAAATCTTATTAGAAATGCTACTAAAGTAGTATCTGGTAAATGTCATCTTGGTGGTATTGATATCTGGGCTATAGAAGAAGCTAAAGGTGCAGGTATTGGTTGGGAGGAGTTCTCTCCTAGTAATTTAAACTGGGAGTTCTATAAAAAGAGAAATATGCAGATTGCTGATTATTCAGATAGAGTAGTATGTATTACAGTTGATAAATTACCTGCTAGTTATAATGGTATGAAATTTGATTATTGCTATCACTGTAAAACTGATACTCATATCAAATCTGGTGGATGTTGGACTGTTAAGTATGCCTTATCTAAACATAAGGTTGCATGGGTTGAGGTGATTAAATCATGATTTGCGTATTAGCTGGTAACTATAAGGAAGCTAGATATTGGGCATCTGGACAGAATCTAGAGGATGATGAATGGTTCTATCCTGCAGATGAGAATGATCTGAGTAGAAGGAAAGACTTTCACGTTGTAGTGATTGGTTCTGCTGGTGATAATGTGCCAGCCGCTTTCTTTGAGAAGATCTATCAGTTAGCTAAATCAAGGGGTAGGATGAAATGATTAGATCGATTTGTCAATACGAGACAACTCTGAACAGATGTCAGAAAAGGTTTAGAAGCCGTCGTGCTCATAAATTCTGTAGAGAACACCATCTATTAGTTAATGGTAAGCCTCGACAGTTAAATAGACCTAAGAGGGTTAAGATTGTAAAGTCTAAGCCTGAAGCTGTTGAGGCTAAAAAGAGGAAGAAATGATTACAATCACGATGAGCAAAGAGGATGCTAGTAAGATATATAAAGCACTAAAGAATCATTGTATGCCACCAGATGAGGATCAGAGAGCGATATATAACTTCGTGCACCTTCTGGATAAGCTTATCGACGAATCGCTAATGACGCACAACGATGTCAAAGGTCAATTGGATTGATGATTTAGTAGATGAGTGTAAGCACGTAGAAACTCCTAAATCATGGTTATGGTGGAGCTTTTTAACATGTATAAGTGCTGCGGCTGGAAACAATTACCACCTTAGAACTTTAAAGGGTGATTTGAACTATAAGCCAAATCTTTACATTATCCTACTAGGTGAAAGTGGGCTAGGTAAAGGTTTCCCTATTAATAGAGCAAAAAACCTTGTAAATCGAGCCGAAATTACCAGAGTAATAGCAGGTAGAAGTTCTATTCAGGCAGTCGTTAAAGAGCTCTCAACGGCTAAGAAACTAGAAGGTAAAGAGATCATTCTTGATTCTAGAGGATATATTGTAAATGGTGAGCTTTCAACAGCTATCATCGCAGATCCAGACGCTCTCACCATCCTCACTGATCTTTACGATGGTCATTACAATCCTGAGTGGACGAATCTACTTAAAGGCGATGGGGCAGAAAAGCTCAAAAATCCTTACATTACTGCATTATTTGGTAGCTCTCCTAGTCATTTTTACGATTCTATTCCACAGGTAAATATTGAGGGAGGGTATATTGGACGAAACTTAATTATCTATGAAGAAAAGCGATCACAAGATATTGATCTCCTAGATGAAAGTAGTCACGAAGAGAAACTAGTTAAAGAGCCTGATAAGTTTGATACATATTTAGCGCCAAAGTTTGTCCCTCATTTACAGAAAATTGCAAGTATGGAAGGTCAGTTGAAGCCAGATGAAGCCGCTCGGAACTTTTTCAATACTTGGAGACGAGTATGGAGAAATACTCAGCCTCCTGATAAGACCGGCTTCTTAAATAGAGTTCCTGACCATTCACTTAAAGTATCTATGTGTTTAGCTCTATCTGAATATGACTTTGATGGATACATTAGAGAGTATCATATTAGAGATTCGATTGACAAAGTAACTAGTCTGGTCTATGCGGCTGATAGAACTACATCAGGTAGCTCTCAAGATCCATTAACTAAACAGACTAAGTTACTAATTGATATGCTTTTAGAAGCTCCAGATTGTGAACTAGAGAGAAAGATAATCCTTCGTAAATTCTATCAGCGTGGAGGCGGAGATGCGGTTGTTATTGATAGGATTATAGACAATCTAAGAGAGATGGCTTGGGTAGCCGTAATTCCTACTGGAGTTGGTAAGAATCAGGATAGATTAGTTAGATTGACTGGTGAACCTAGGCAGAAATATGATGAACATCTAAGAAGCAAAGGATTGTAAAATGAGTGATGATAATCAGATGGGAAGTCACCCTTTAGATTATTTGAAGTCAAGGGTTGAAGTAGCTAATTTGAAGTGGTGGCAAGATCCCATTACTAAAGAACCAATTGAACGCAATACAGGTGAGTTACTAATGCTAGCCGTTACAGAATTAGCAGAGGCTCTTGAAGGAGATAGAAAGAACCTTCAGGATGATAAACTGCCTGAGTATAAGATGTTCGACGTAGAAGTTGTAGATTGCATCATTAGGCTATTAGACATAGCGGCTCACCGTATCCCGAAGCTTGGTGAGATATTTGAAGCTAAGATGGCTTTTAATGCTATCCGTAAAGATCACACACATGAAGCTAGGTTAGCTGAAGGTGGAAAGAAATACTAGCTGGAGACTCGAATGGAAAAAGGCTTCGTCAAGACAGTTAAGAGTTCTGGATTTGGATTTATCGAAACTAGGAGAGGAATTGATTTCTACTTCCATTCTACTAAGTTTCATGGTGATTGGAAGAAACTTCTAGCTGAGTTTGTATCTTCACCACCTGATAGAAAGATTGAGGTTGAATTTGAGATTGATAAAACTTCTACCGAAGCACCGCGTGCCATTGACGTTAGGCTTCTTCCTTGAGATAGCTAAGACGCTTGATTCTAATATAACCAATAGACTTCATGAATTTGCCTGTAAACACAGGTATAATTCACTTGGTTATATTGAGGAACGGTTTGAATATCTGAGGTTTGAATAATGCTACAAAACGTGCAGAAGTGGAGAGTAATAGTCTATTTTGACGCTTCTCCTAGAACAGATGTAGGTAAGTATATTCAGTTTGTGATCTTTGATAATCATCTGTCAAATGTATTAGAGAAAATAAGAGCTATTACATTTGATGATGAGCCGTCTAAAATAGAAATATTCAAGATTAGCTGAGGTAAAAATGAATTTTAATGATGATAGGTCAATTCAGCAGTATATTAATGAAACTATCGTAAATAAACTTAGTTTAATGATAGATAAGAAGTTTGATGATAAGGTTGAATTATTAGTGAGACATGAGGTAAAGCTTCAACTTGAGAAGATGCTTACTCAAATGGTAGAGGTAGTAAAATGACTGTAAAAGAACTGATTGAGATATTGAAGGTGTTAGATCAAAATAGAGATATTCGTATTGCAAATGACTTTGATGATGAGGAGTATGCAATTAAAGAAGAGATTCATGGTATTGAAGATGGGTCCAATAAATATTATCTCCTAATGACTGACTAAATTTTAATAAGGCAGGCGTGGCGGAACTGGTATACGCATTTGGCTTAAAACCAAAGGCCCGTAAGGGATTGAAGGTTCGAGTCCTTTCGCCTGCACCAAAACTATGGCTCATCCAAATAATAGAGTTTACTTTCTTCCTAGCTATAATCAGCTAGATTGGTTTTGGGATTATTTCTATGGGAGGGAGAAAGTAAATCTGGATGACTATATGTTTACTAGGAGGATAGATCGTAGCCGTAAATTAGATGGGTGGACTGATTCTAGAGGAGTAGATACATATGCAGGCTTTTTATGGCGCGTGATTCTCTAAAGCTAAAATCAGGTAGAGAAATATACGCTAATCATGGTATTATAGGATTAGCTCCAGATGATGATGAATACTTTGATTTGACAGAAGGTTATGATAGTCAGATATCTACTGGTGATTGGGATGATAATGGTAAATATACCCAATGGCCTAAAGAAGATATAGTTGAGATATGTGATATAATGATAGAACGATGGACCAAATTTAAAGAAAAAGTTCAAAATGGACTACGACCGTCTGATTAAGCTAGCAAAGCTAGCAAATAATAATCCAAATGAAAATGAAGCTAATTTAGCCGCTCGGAAGGTGTGTAAGCTTCTAGCAGAGGCTGAGTTTGTATTTACTGCGTATGACGGTTCTGGAAAGAGAAAAGCTCCAGTTCCTCCTCAGCAAAGACAACAACCAGGAACTTGGAGCGGTTTTGATAGATTAGATAGCGGATACCAGTATGATTGGGAGCAGTATGCAGATTTTATAAAGAAAGCTAGAGAATCTAGAGCTAGAGAAGCTAAAGAAAGAGAAACTAGAGAACAAGAAGCCAGAGAAAGAGCTAGAAGAACAGACGAGCAGTATAGGAAGTCTTACGAAGAAAAGCAGAAGCAGGGTTATGATCCGTTTTCTTGGTTTAACTCTGAGTTTTATAATATCCGTTACGACACAGAACCAAGAAAACAGCCAAAACCAAAAAGACCTCTAGCTTGTAAGACTTGTGGTGCAGTAATAGAAGCAGCATTCGTAGGACCAGAAGTAATGTTTGAATGCTTTACTTGTCAGTGTAAAAAATGATTATAGTTCACACTAAAGTGATGACCTTCGAATATACTGGTAAGATAGAAATGGAGTTTGATGGAGAACATATCTGTATATCCGCTAGAACTGTTAGATACTACGATCTAGATGTCTTAGATACTGGGTATAATAGTTTTGTTTTTGATAAGTTTCATCCTAGCAGTATCACTAAAATAGAAGGACAGAGAGATGATGAAAAGAGATAGAACTGTTACATTTAGATTGACTGCAGATGATTATAGAATTCTATATCTCATGGGAGATGGTAAACCTTCTACTAAAGGTAGAGAGATTGTAGAGGATTATATTGCTAGACAGAAGGAGGACCTTAGTATACCAGATGCACCTGTGCAAGAGATACCGAAGGAAGAAAAAGATACCGATTCATAAATGGAAGTCAATGAAGATTACATTGAGGTTGCATCATGCCGAAAAGCCCAGAGTTCCTTCAATTACTTGAAGAGATCAAAATTCTTCATGAGAAGAAGAATGATGATTATACTACGAACGGAACATTTGAGAACTTTGAGAGGATGGCAGAAATCTCCTCTTGGTTCAGGAATGAGATTGATAAGTCCTTTGCTAATTTGGTAGCCGTTAAACTGGCCAGATTAGGTAGTTTACTAGGTAGGAATAAAGTTCCAAACAACGAGTCTATTATTGACTCCTTTAAAGATATAACTACCTATTGTGCTCTCTGGGCTGCTTATCATATCAATCAGCTTCAAGGGAGGACTTTAAGTATTAGTTCATATGATGACCATCAAGCTCATATGGATACAGTTAAAGATTTTGTAAACTCTCCACTTAGTAGATTAATAGTTGAAGGTAAAAGAGACTTTACAATTCCTCTCCATAATCAGACTGTAGAGAGCGAGTTATGGAAGTCTAAGAGAGATCCTGGTCCAGTAGATAGCAGAGATGAAGAGATTCTACTTATCTACAGAAATCTGTCTGAGGAAGATAAGTATAAGCTAACTAGTGAAGCTCGTAGGTTGCAGATGTTTGGGAGTAAGAGTGATGCCAGAGAAGAGACTACAAAAGGTCAGGGATGCTTATAAGAAAGGTGGTCATTATTTTCCTTGTGAGAGATATAATGACCACCTTATAGGTAGAAGTGATGATAAATGTATATTCTGTGGTAAAGCAGCTAGCGAACTGTTGATTGGTAGAACAGCACCGCTAGAATATACTAACGGCGAGCAGACTTAGCAGGTTTCTTATAACCTAATGGTAACTGGAGAACTCTAGATGCAAATTCTTCTGGAGAAATTTTACCTTGATAGTAGTTAAGACCAGAGTCGATTCCTGTGGGTGCAAAATGACCAACAGCATCATTAGCAAAGTTAGCTGTTTGCTGTGTATAATTTAAAGGCTTCCCATATTTATTTTTATCATAAATAGGATCACCTTTCCAGTCTGAGTTAGTCATTAAATCAGTAGCAAATTGTAATGGTTCAGATGCTCTGCTACGGAGCATATTAAATGACTCACCCAGATTTCCATTAACTGCTGAATGAGCAATAGCTAATGGGATTCTGACCATATCCATAGAAGTTCCATATGGTCTAAGATAGCGAACCCTACCAGCAGAATCTTTACCACTAGCAATATCTAACTCATGCCCTGGATCGTTCTGAAATGAGAACTTACCATTATTATTGATAGCATTAATAATGTTACCAATAATATACGATCCTAGGAAGTTAGCCGCTCCTACCCGATAAGCCTTTAACTCTGGATCACTGAGTCTACCAATAGATTTAGCAATCCCCTGCCCAAGTCTAGCATTGGTCTCTAACCAGTCAGGTGCTAAAGCTGTAGCCCTAAATAATTTTTGAGTAATAGGACTTCTCTGTAACTGCTCAAGGTTAAGACCACCAAAAATATTATTAGTAGCTTCTCCAGCCCTTAAAGCAGCATACTTATAAGGAACACCTTTACCTTGCATCTCAGCTACAAGTTTGGTATAAGCCTTTAACTTGAGAGCAGGAATAACCTGTTGAAATAACGGCTTAGGATCGGTTAAATAGTTTAAGGTTCTAGAAACTGGATTGCTACCTTTAAACATGCTAGCCGTATTTACATCATTGATTTGTGCTGTTAGTTTACCATCTTGCATAGCTTTTGCAAGATTATCTTTATTAAGATCTAAAAACTCAGCAGCTTTACCTGGCCTGACCAGCATATGCAGAGCATCAACTCCTCTAGATGCTGCACTTAGCGGATTATAATCAGAACCAAATAAAGTATTTCTAACTACCTCATTAAATCCGTGAAATGAAATAGCAGTTCCTGGGATATGAGTCCCAAGAACAGTTCTAGTAGTTTTACTACCTAAATTAGCTAATCTAGTCAGTAAATCAACATTTCTAGGTGGAGCTTTATCTGGTGATTCTGGTGCCTCTCCTACTACATGGGCTGAGTCTGTATTTTCAGGAGGAACTGAACCCTCTCCAGACTTACCTAGTAAGATTCTATTAGCTGCATCCTCAGGCGTCTTTTCTGGAAAGATGTTATTTTGGATATAATCGTTATACTTCTTATCCTTACCAAAGTTAGGTGCTACAGTATTCTTCTTGGACTGAAAGTTAGTAGCATCATTGGACATAGTTCCAGATGCTTCAGTTGCACCAACTTCGTCTAACTTCTGTCCAATTGCTTTAGCCGCTCTGCCAGTTAATAGACCTTTGGATTTATCAACTGCGAGATCCTGAACGAGATTAGTTCCATCCTTATCAGTAACTACGTGAGCAACTCCGATAGGATCCCCATCTGGATTTCTATAGACGATGTGAGAACCAATATCAGCTTTCTCTACTGATAATCCAGGTTCACCTTTTGGAGCTACTTTAGATAGAACTCTACTTACATAGTCAGCATCGTCAGGATGGCCGTTGCCGCCAAAGTCTTTAGCTACATCTTCTACTTTAGTAGGAGTTACATCAATAGTATTTTTTGGCTTATTTTGATTTTTTAACTCCTCAAACCTAGCATCAAATGCAGCTTTATCTGACGGTGATAACTTATCATAGCTCTTATAAAAGTCACCACCTATCCCCATTCCAAACTCTTTCTCTACCTGGCTATTGATTCTTAGATTCTGCTGCATATTATTCCAATCATCCATTTTTGCTTTCTGAGATGCTTGGTATGTAGGATCTGATTCTCTAGCCAGGCGTTCTGCTTTCATCCTTTCAATATCATCTTTAAAGAACTGTCTAGTTTGCTCATATCTATCTGGGTCACTTAATACTAACTTAGCTTTAGGCTCAGTAGATGCAGCATTCCTACGCTGAAACTCTTCATCTGAGATACGATTAGGATTATCAGGAACTTCAGGAACTTCAATTCCTAATTTCTTTAATCCACTTTCAGTTACTGTAGATCCATGCGAATCTCCCCCTTTAATATCAAACATAGGAAATTCACCACCTTCTGGATCTTCCTGAAATCCCTTGAAAGTAGCAGTAGGCTTAGTAACCTTATTATCCTGAGGCAAATCCTTGCCCATGTTAAACTTCTCACGAGCAATGTCATAAGCAAGATCTTCAGCCGATTTTGGTTTAATCTTAGACTCTGTTACCGGATTACCTTCCCAAGGACCAGCAGGGCGTGGTTGTTCAGTAATAGTCTTAGGGATATCTACATTGATAGGAGTTCCGCTGGAAACAGGAGAATTATCTTTAGCCGCCTCTCCGATCTTTCCAAGATTCCCCTCAGCTAATCCCGCCCCACCTAAAACTGTCTGAGCTAATCCAGCTAATTTTTCATCAATTCGTGGTTTGGTGATAGTATCGTGAATCCCTTGTGATACAATTGGAATAGAGGCCGCCTGGGCGACCCGTCGGAGCCCCGATGCGATGATTGGAGCCCCCACCTTTGACGCGACCTGAGCCCCCTCAGAGGCTCCCGCGAGGCCAAGAGACAATGGACTAGTTAATCCACTGATTTCGTGGCCTAGTCCTTCGACGAATGCCGATGCAATACTTTTTAATCCTGTAGTGCCTCTACCAGGATCTATTATGTTAGATAGATAATCTGCAGCTCTACTAGGAGCATCAGTTAATGGAGTATTTGCCGCTTTATACAGTGACGTGAGAAATGAAGATCTCTCACCATCATTAGAATCATTTGGTTTCTGTTCTGCTGGCGCACTTTGAGCCTTAGCAGGATTAGATGTAACTGGCTTAGCATCAGTTGTTCCTTTAGATGCAAGATCCTTATATTGAGGATACTTAGCGAGGACAGACTTCTCCAGGTCCTCATCAGACATATCCTTATATGAATCAGGATATTTAGCTCTGATTAAGTCAGTTAAATCACTCATTCCTGGTCCTTAGAAAGGATGCCTAAAGGATCTTCATGCTTCTCAGCAGGTAAATCAATATCCTGAGCAGCAGGATTTCCGTAGATCTTCTCATTAATCTGATGATAAAGATCAGGAGGCGTATCTGGAGATAAGCTAAAGTCATTAGCCTTATCACCCTTTACAATATACTTACCAAAGCCAGGATCGTTAGCTAACTCCATAGCTCTGTTGTAGTAGCCAACCTTCTTATCATTCTCAGATTGCGGCTTAGTAGCTGCAGAAGATGCACGAGCCGCATTGGTCAATCTCTGTTGAGAGCCTCTAGCACCAATAGCTGTGATATTCTCATTAGATCTTTGGCTATCAGTCTGTCGAGATTGATCTCCACGAGCTGCAATTTCAGCTAGTTGATTCTGTAATCCTAAATCAGCAGCGTCCTTCTGACTTAAAGAACCAGTATCTACACCAGTATCCTGCATTCCAAGTTCAGGATGTGCAGGATCAAAGTAATGAACATTACCACCTTTAGGAGCATACATCTGAACATTAGGATGCTGCGCCTTAAAGCTAGCAATATCAGCCATCTTAGAACGAATGGCATTTACTGTATTACCATACTGCTGCTTCTCATTTAGAGAGCTAGTAGCAAGTTTCTCTCTAGAAGCAATACTCTCATCAGCACGTTCATTCTTACCTTGTTCAGCCTGCTGCTTAAGATTAAGATTAGCCTGCTGAAGAGGATTGATACCAGGATTAAATACAACATTAGGATGAGCAGCCGCATTGACCTGATCCTGCTCTTGCTGATGCCTCTGAGCGGCTGCATCTGCAATCTGCAGTAATCTAGATCTACCCTGCTCACCACGTTGTAATGCTAATGATGTAATCCAATCAGGACCATTATTAGCTGGACCTCTAGGAGGATTAATCCCTAAAGGATTGTCAGCCATCCCAGAATAAAGATGAGATGTTCTTAATGTGCTAAAAGGAATCATTAATAACCTCTTGCAAATCTAGCAGCAGAGCCGCCATAACCAGATGCAAAAGCAGGATTAATCTTAGCTCCTGCGGGAAACTGACCATAAGGAGTTCCACCAGCCGCTACTGTAGCTCTAGCATTCTCATTATTGATTCCAGCGGCTCCGAGAGCCTGAGAACCAAAAGTGCTAGCTAATGCAGGAGTGGTGCCGTAGAGACTTCTCATTGCATCAATAGTGCTTAACTGCCGATTTTGGTCATTCTGCTGAATATCGACGTTAGCTCTATCGGTAGATTCTCTGTTTGCTTCGTTCTGAGCATCAATGTTCTGTTTCTTTGATTCCTCAGAACCAGCCGCTGAAGCAAAAGCAGGAGCTGCGGCTAATTTGTTCTTAGCTACATCCTCTGCAATGCCAGCGTTAACATTAGATGTCTGAGTAGCAATCTGTTGTGACTGATCTCTAGCCATCTTTGCAGAAACAGCAGCAAAGTTAGGACTATAGCCGCCTTGAAGTCCTCTAGACCTAGCTAGCTCTCTCTCAGCATTAGCATAGACAGCTCTAATAGGTGAAATACCTCTAGCTCTCAGATCCTGAATGTCCTGAGCAGAGTAACCACCATTACTAGCTAATCCCTGTAATGAGCTAAGTGCAGAAGTTTCATCTCCTGACTGAGCATACTGCAAAGGGTTAGCAGTTAGCCGCTGACTAGGATTGCTTCTGATTTGATCTAACAAGGTCTTATAAGCACCTTGAATATCATTATAATCAGAAGGAGTCCTCTCTAAAGCATCCTCATAAGCTCCAGTAGTGCTAGGAACAGGAGGACGGCTAAGAATAGGAGAATAGTAAGTCGGTAATGGATCTGCCATATTTTCCTTAAAGTAATGAGAAGAAAGTGTGATTACCTTTTACTATGTCATTCTTCCGATTCTTAGCCCAAACCGGAATCTTAATCGAATTCAGCAGAGTAGAAGCCATGTAATACTGTGCAGATTTGGTATTGTCCATTAGCTTGTTAGCTACAATACCTTCTGCAATAAACAGACACTGGACTAGATAAGGATCAAGAATAGCTTCATTATGAATCATCTTAGCAGCCAGATCAATTAGGAATGGTCTATTAGTATCATTACTATTCCAGCAACTGAATTGCTCATCTGCTAAGCAGACATCATTATATGACTTATAGGGAGTTCCCATCCTATAAAGTCTATTCTTGATAACATTACCTACAGCAACAATATCCTCAATAGGTTCTCCTCTTGCTTCTCCTATTAAAGTGAGTCCTACAATTTCATTAGGACTGAGAGCTGTTAGAAGCCCAGTGTCAGCCATTGGTTATGGAGTTACTCCAATTTCTCCATCAAATTCTGCAACCAGAGAGGTATTAGCAGAAGCAGATGCAGTTAAGAAGTCTGCAACGTCAAGACGGATAAGACCGTAGAAGTCAACATAACTATTAGCTGGAACTGACAGAGAACTGCCTACGATTTCAGTTCCTGCAGCCGACGCTCCAGTAGCACCTTTAAACATGCTAAAAGTTACTGCACCACCTGTCTTATTGACAACACGAATATGCTTAATCAACATATAGGTATTGGCAAATGGTGCATTAACACCACCAGTCAAGGTAGCCGGATTTAGCATATTAGTAACAGCGTTAGTAATAGCTACCGTCTTTGTAAACTGTGTATTCTGCATCTTATCCTCTTTAAGTGACCTTCCAAGAAAGCATTGTCATACCCATTGGATAGCTGCTTGTTGCGGTGCTAGCTCCAAAAAGTACTTTAGTAGGTGTTAAGAAGTCAGTCCTACCAACAGTATGATAAAGAAACCAAGTCTGACCATCTGCTGAGAATAGACAATTACGGCTAGTTCCATTATCTGTAATTCTCATCCAGATAAGATTGCCTAGTAAGCAAGCATTAGCCGCTCCGACGTATCCAGCACTTAAAGCTGTAGGACTTGTATACTTAACTACGTTAAAGATTGGTTCCAGATTCAACTGAACCTGAAACATAACCATCTGATTCGAGTTATCAGCCCAACCAATGCCAAAGAACTGATTACCAGCTGATGGAGCAATATTAGTAGCTAAAAAGCATACAGTAAGAGTATATGGAGTAGCAGGAGCGGCTGCCGATCTCGCTCTAATACTCAAAGATGCGTTTGTAGGAACTGATAATGCAATAGTTCCATCGGCAACGGCTACTGATGCTCCACCTTGGTTAATCCAAGAGAATATAGAATCGTCCATTCTAGTAAGTGGAAATATTGGACCCCAAGGAGCCCAAATAGAACCAGAATACCTATATTGGACGAAGCCGTTATTTGGTAAATATAAATCTCCAGCGTTAGCAGCAGGTTCTGATCCTGCAGCACCAGTATAGATTACATTACCACCACCAGCAATACCAGCACCGGGAGGACCAGGTTCTCCATCCTGTCCATCCTCAGCTAAGAAATATAATGCAGGACCAGCAGGTCCAGCGGCTCCTGTAGCTCCAGCAGAGCCAGGATTACCTTGAGGACCGGGAATAGGACCAATAGTATCAGGTTCAATTGGATCATCAGGAGGAATTACAGGTCCATTAGCTCCCACTGGTCCCTGAGAACCTGCAGGACCAGCTATTCCAGCAGAACCAGGAGCACCATCATCTCCATCAGTTCCATCTTCACCTGGAAATCCAGTATCTCCTTTATCACCTTTAGGACCAGTAGGTCCAGTAGGTCCAGGAGTAGATCCTCCTCCTGTAGTAGTCCTATTAACAACAGTAGGAATTACATGATCCAGAAGACTATTTAAAAACTGATAGGTAGGGTTATCCTTAATCTGTAAGCCAGTATTATTAAGGATAGCTCTGAGCCTAGCCGGATCAACAGCCATTAGTCTGGATATCCTGTTGCAACAGGTCTAACATAAATTATAATCTTACTAACAGTGAACCGTTCATCAATTGACGTAACTCTACCATAGAGATAAGCTCTCTGCTGATTAAAGTTAGCCAAGATAGTAGGTTCTCGGTTATTAGCCGCTGCTAGCGTAATATCAGGAGAATCGTAAGTTTCTACATCATCTAAGCTGACAAGAGTAGATTTAAAGTTACCTACTCCAGTAACTCTATATCTAACAGCTCCGAAATGTAGAACTTCTCCACTGAAACCGTTTTTAGCCACCTATAAATCCAGTCTTGAAGAATGGTTCTGGAATTGGAACATTAATAGTCCCACCATCAGGATCATATAAAGTGTCTGAAGTAGCCGTCTTATCCAAGAAATAGATGCCAGGAGCATTTCTAAATAGAATCGTCTCTAATTTGCCTAAAGGAACTGAACCTGAGAACTGAACACCATTACCTACAGCCTGAAAATGTAACGTCTGAGGATTCGGAACAGGTAAAGTAGATAAATCAGGGATCTCAAATACTATCTCAAACTCTGTAGGAGTTCCTACAATAGTAACCGGAGTAAGATCAACTCCCTGAACAATATCAATCTCAGTTAACTGATTCAGCTCCATATGATCTGGATCATTAGGATCTGAAGTAATAGTTACTAAAGTTCCCTGCTGAACCGGCTGAGTAGCTAAGCTCAGATCAAATGTGAAATTCTGAATATCATAAGTTCCAGTAATAAAGAACCCATTTGAGTTAATAGTAGCACTAGCATCACCATCTGTAGTTAGAGATAATGAGAAGTGATCTCCATATAAATCAGATGGTGTTAATCCAGTAACATCAATGGGAGCCGTTGCTCCACCATTAGGTATGTTAGGATTAGTATAAACCTGACTCATGTTATACTGCATCGCAAAAGCAGTAAAATGAGTAGGACTATTAATTACGGCTGTCATATGCAGAGTTAAGTCTACAATATGAAAGCCAACAGGTAAATCTGCTAACAGAGTAGGAACTCCATCAATTAAGATAGTAGTTCCTGGAATGCAATCTAGTGCATAGCTACCTGAAGGAGGGAATGTTAATCCTAATCTTCCTCCAACCCCAGATAATGCACTTGGAGCATCTATAGCTCCGCCTAATAAAGACCAGCTACCAGTCTCATTAACTGTAACAGGATTGATTCGAATTGTTCCCATTATGTAGCCAAGTCCGAACCAAAAATGATCTCATTGATATTAGTTACTGCAATGGTATTAACCTGCATTGCAAAACTAATAGGATACCAACGGATTAGCTTAGGATCCATGCCATTAGCATAGTTACCAACTAAACAGAAGCCGTTGGGTAGAATTACATAGAATTCCTTAGTAATTGGATCATTGACTATCTGAATCTTACTGAACTGATCCCTATCAAGGTCTCTCCAGTAGCTTTCAATCTTCCATGAAAGTTCAGGAGTTACATATCTACCATTGAACAGACTAATACCTTGATAGGTGCAGATAATCAGATAGTCTACTGATGAAGATCCAGAGTCTAATACTGTAGCAACTCCATGAACAGGAGTCCCTAAAGCATTATCAATAAATACCATTGGCCAGGAACTAGGATCATCTCCATTATCTGAGAATGATACTGTTCTAGCCCTTTTCATTACATATAGAACATCTCTAAGTTCCTGTCCATTAGTAATAGGGAAGCCGTCTAATGGAAATACAATTAGACCAGATACCTGACTGATAGCTTCAGGCTCTCCTTCCATACTAACTAAACCAAGAGAGATATCAGTATATGTAGCAAAGACACACATTCTATTATGATAAAGACTCAGAGCGGCTCCAGCCGGAATATCTGGATAGTTATCAAACAGATGCGAGGCATCATCTAACAAGTCAGCATCGAAGAATGAAACGTTATTTAAGAAGGTATCACTATTATTCTCAATAGTTCCACCAGGAACAAAGAATAAGTCATACCCAGTTAAATTTCCAGTGAAAGCTGCACTTGGAATAACAATTGATGCTACTAGATGCCTTCTTACTACATTAGGATCTCCTGATGTCGGAATGTTACCAAAGCTAACTGAATTGACTCCGCTGGTAACGAAACTAGCTAAAGCCCCAGGAGGTGATAGATATCCAGTATTAGTTTCTGATACAATACCAAAAACATGAATACCTGGATCTGTATGACCAGGAGCTCCATTACCAACAATCATAGTTCCAGAGATAGGATCTCCAGCCGCTTTCCTCGCTGCAGTTCCGTTTCCTAGGTATACATATACGAATTCGCCTTCAAGTCCACGCTCAATAGGCTCAGTTCCAGTTACATATGTATTACTAGTAGGTGCATTAACACCTAAAGAAGCATCTGGAGTATTATCAGTAAATGTGGTAGCAGCTAAAGCAAGAGTAGTTAAAAGCTTTAACTGAGTCCCACCAGCTTCAGTCCTATACAGTCTCTTATCGGTAGCATCACTAGGATACAGAATACTGATATTACTTACATCAATCTGCTCCTGAGCTGTATCATTAGATAGCGGCTCAGTAGGATTGGAAACGATATCAGTATCATTATCTGTAGTTCCAGGAATACAGACAGGATAAAGAGAACCGGATGAAACGTCAGATGCTAATGCTGTAAATTCATAGTAATAAGTGCTACCATTAGCAATAGTCCTATAGAAGTCTACATAATAAGCATTAGCTGGAATAGTTCCGATGTATCCAACCTTAATAAGCTCGTTAGCAAATGGAATAAGACCAAAGCTAGTAGCATCTGCTAATGTATGACCATTAGTTGGTGCAGTGCTTTGTTGGGTTCTATATGCTAACTTCCAATGATAAGTAGCACCTGGGGTTAATGTATTAGCGACCATTGGTGAACTTCCACCACCAATAGATACACCAGGAGATGAACCAGGATTAGCAATTCCTGAGTTAGAAACTGCTACAGTTACTCCAGAAGGTAGAGTCTCATCAGAACCACGCCTAAAGGTTAAAGCATACCCATGAGAACCATCATCTACCCCAGAACCAGCAACAGCAATTGCGGCTACAGGAGCAGGAGGTGTTAAAGTAGGTAACTGAGAAGCGAAAGGACTAATGTATCCTCTACCGTCATAAGGGAGGAAAGCAAAATCCTTCATTCCTGTAATAGTTAATACAGGACCATAAACTGTCGTAGAATCAACTACGTGATAGATAGAACCTTCGTCTAAGTTATAATCGTAAGCAAGAACAATTAAAGTGCTACCAGTTTGAGTTGGAAAATCATAAATACGACGAATGTTAGTTAATGGAACATCAACATCTTGAGAGATACCAATACCATAGCGTGAAGCAAATGATCCAGCACCAACTGCACGTAAATTATCACAATCCTGCAGATGGTCAATAGGAGTGTTATCTTTATCACCCCTATCAAACAATCCGTAGATTGAATCTAATACGATTGGTTGATGGTCTCTTAAAGTAGCCATTGTAATTTTGGGGGTTAATTCCGCTTTTGTCCAGAAGCCTTAGTGATTTAGCACCCTCACTTATACTCTCTACGGAATTGTAAAGACAATATAAGAATACTAAGTTTAGAATTAACCCCCAAATCTAACTATTAGCTCGGAACTAACGGAAGCGTTAACCAGGAACCTGCAGTAACACACATAAACACTGCAGATGTTTTTGCAGCCATTGAGATAGCCGCACTGGCGCTTAAAGCATTAATCGTATCTGTTCCAGCAGGATAAACCTTAAGAACAGCATTTGCAGCATCTGCATTCTTAATGTTATAGATTGCACCGGCAACTGCAGCAGGAAGGATAATGCCTTTAGTAGCATTAGCACCAGTTCCTAAGATATTCCCAGGAGCTGAAGCTGTAATTGCGGCTGCATCACCCTGAACGCTACCAGCAGCGGCTACTGACTGGGCAGAGTTTAATCCAGCTCCACCAGCGATAGTAAGCTGAGTCCAGGTAGGAGATGCTTTAGTTCCCGTATTTACGTAGTATAGACCAGAGGCGCTATCAACGTAAAGACAACCAATACCAGCTTTTCCTGCAGCAGTTCCACTACCACCAGAGGTAGGAGCACCAGTGCCTTCAAGAATACCAATATTAAGGTTGCCTAAACGCCTAAGCCAGGCAGTTGGATTAAAAATAGCAAATGCTAACGTCGATGCCATTATGTTCTCTCCCTCAGAAGGTTCTCTACAAGTTTATTCTTGTAGGTGCTATAATTGGCTACTAAAACTAGCTAGATAAACGTTCCTCTTTTATATCCTGCTCTAAATGGCCTCCTTCTAGTGATAATCTGTTGACGTCCTTTAGTTCCAATGCTAAGAAGTCTGTCTAATGACCCAATAGCATCATTATTAAGAACATCACCTCTAGTAGGATTCTCAGCAATGAAATAGCAAAGGTGTCTAGCCGTCCTGTTCGCTAAATATCCAATTCCGTTTGTAATCGCGATAATGTCAGTAGGATCATCTACAGTCACAAATAAATTGCGAATGTAGTTCATCTTAATTTCATTATCTTGATTCGCAGCAAAGAACTTGATTTGATTCTCTTCCCAGACATACCAAATGAACTGATTGATTTCCTGACCAGCTAAAGCCTGATCTAAGAAATCAACACGAGTCATGATAGTGTATGGGTTAATACCAGCTTGTCTCTCCCATAAAACAGAAGGTTCAATCAAATCATCTGGAAGTCTAGTAGTTCCAGAATCTGCAAATGCTAAATGATCCGTTCCTGCTGGAACTGGAATTGCGGCTGACCCTGTAGCAACTACTGGAATTTCATTCTGCTCATAGAACTCCTGCAAGTCCTGTAATGCCATATTTAAGTATGGTAACTGGACTGAGTATGGATAGACCGATTTGCTAGGATTGTTCATAATACTAGCAGCACGATCCATTACCTGACCTGCAGTAAGTTCTATGGTAGTTGCCATTTATTTACTTGGAAAAGTTAAGTTAGGCGCTGCAGGACTAGACATATTCTGACCCTGAGTAACTTGCTGTCCAACTGCGGGAGCAGCAGATAATCCAGCCTTCTGGTAAAGATCCATATCAACAATCGTATGGCAATTGCTGCAGATTGGAAACTTCGGATTCCTTGCATGACCACAAGCAATACAAGCAACAGTCTGCATTTGCTTGAAGTCAGTCATCCAGTCTTTGTGATCTAATCTAAGTGCCTTAGCCGCAAAGCGCATATCATCGTTAATAGCCATTGGGTTGCCATTAGTTCTAGCCCAACCAACGTCAGCCAATTTAACGAGGTTCTCATACCACTTATCTTGCATCTTATTAGCTTGGTCGAGAACAGCGATATACTTAGGATCAGACTTTAACTGCTTAATAGAGATATCTCCAGGAACCCAGAAGATTCCAGGCTGAGCATCATTATCTCTACCAAGTAGACCAATTACATAATCACGAACAATTGATTCAGCAATAGTAACTGAACCATGAGGAATCTCTAAGAGCGGCTGATCTAAATCAACCTCTCTCCACCATGAGCTAGGTCCTACAACTAAACGTGAAGGAGCTTCATAAGATCCAGCAGGAATAACAAAGAAACCAGGCTGAATCGTAGGCTTTCGTTCTTCGATTTGCTTACTATAAATACTAAAGACAGTGCATTTATCCATAGGATTAATAGGAGCACGAACAGTCCTTTTATTCCTAATAGAGAAAGCATTGCCGTAGCCGCCCATGCTCACAGCGCCTGACTGATTTTGAATTGCCTTGATAACATCTTCTGACATTAGCTACTTCTTTCATAGTTGTGGGGAACGAATGCGGCGGGACCTGAGTTCAAGGAATTCCCCATTAATCCTGACTCATCGCCGGAGAAATACTCAATCATGTCATCAATACGTTTTTTCTGTTCTGCTTTCTCTTCTTCAGTAGACTTAACGTATCTGGCTAAGCTACTCTTTCCCTGAGCCGCTAGAACAGTATTAATAACAAGTTCAGCCACTTCCCATTTCGCAGGGAGCGGCTTTAAATCCTTATCCCAGAAATTCCAAATAACATTATAGACAATCTTACTGTCCGGTAAATCCTCAGCATTCTGAAAGGGAACGATTACTAATCGCTCTAGAATGTGAATACCTTGAAGCCAAGGATACTTCGGAACTTCCATTACTTCTGGACGAGGTAATTCAATTCCTCTCCAGTTTGTAACTCTTTGCTTTTCGAATTGCTTCTCACCTTCTACAATTCGCCAGATTGGTAAGCCGCTAAGTGTATCAATTCCAAATACATCAGCAAGGCGCTTATTTAATACATCAAATGGTTCACATGGTTCCATTTTAAATTGGGGGCTATTACAACCTAAAAACCTGTAATAGCCCCCCTCCCTATTAAACTACAGCAGCAACCCAATACTTTGCACTAACAGGATCATAGTGCAGAGTAATAGGACGATTCTGAATCGGCTGGTAAGCAGTCTTAATATTACCAGACGTCAGGAATGCACCCGGAGAACCATCAGTAAAGCAAAGAACAACCTGATGATATCCAGCAAGCGGCGGAGTGATAGTGCCAACCTGCACTGTCCCGGTAATAAAGGTCAGAGCAGTAGTAGGAGCAATTGTAGCTGCTGAAGCAATCGTTGGGGGTGTAGGAGTAGTAGCCCCCTGATTAACAGCAAAATTACCCTGAGTCAGATCACCACTAACAGGCTGATCCTGCCAAAGCTTACCTTCAGGTGAGTTCGGAAGGAACTGAAGAATATGACGCTTGAACATGATATATTCTCCTTTCCTTAAACGTAGCCAGAAGGAATAGCGAGGTTATCAATATAAGCAGTCGCAGCAGGATTGTTAACGAAGAACTGACATCCGTTAACCATGTAGAAGATATCCGATGCAACAACACCACCGGAAGAAGAACGGATTTCGAAGATGCTACGTCCATCCGTCTTATAGAAGCCAACAGGAAGAGTTTCACCACGTCCCCAAACTTCATCAGAGACGAAATCAATTCTCTTCTTATTCCAGCTAAAGGACGGCTTGTCAGGAGCACCAGCGAACTGCATTCTATCGAAATACATATCCAGATCACCTTCGGACTTATTGCGATTGTCCTGTTTGATCTGAATAACAGCCTGACCAATATCTTCATAAGCCTGTTTCTGGCAAGGATGCAGCCAGGCATTAGGCTTGAAGTTATTGTCAATACCGACTCGGTTACCAATAGCGTTAATAGCTAAACGAGCAAGAGGCAGCGAAAGAGCGGCTGCACCAGCATTAACACGATTGGAACGAATCTGCGGAGTAGTAGCACGATTGAAACCTAACCAAGTGCCAGAGCTAGCGTTAGAATCGTGATAGGGAACTCCATACATCGCAGGGAGCGAAGCAGGAGAAGTTAACCCATCAACAACTAAAACGTCAGTCGGAGTAGCACCAGCAATATTAGGAGTGACTTCAATAGTGCTAGTAGCAACGTCCCAGTAAGTAATCTGACCCTTACCACGGAACGTAGCTAATGTGCTATCAAAAACCTGAACAGTCTGACCAAATCGAACTAAACGAGCACCAAAGTCAGCCGTTAATACGTAAGTATCAAAGCCGGCTCCAGGAGTCGCAGTTGAAATAGTTCCAACAGTTCCGGTTCCATCCTGCATTAACTGTGAATCCAGCTGACGCCGGAGTTCATCTAACGCAGTAGCCGTAAGTTTACGAACGGCCTGAGTAATAGCCTTCCTATCATTATCCGTTGCCCACTGAGTAAGCTTCGTATACTCAATGTTCAGCGAAACATAAACAGGATTAAGAGTAGCCTTATCCCAGGTCGGACCACCACCACGACCTAAATCACCACCGTTAGGATCAAAATACTGGAATGATCCACCGGGGCTAATTTCTAACGGAACTCGCATTAAACGCTGTGAAACAACTTCTACATCGCGCTTTTTAATATTCGCGTAGAAGCGATCATCGCGTTCAAAAAGAGTTCTAATCTTCGGAATAACTCGCTCCAGCTCAAGAGCCGTAACCTGCGACTCTACAACAGCGTGAAGATAGCCATCCGGAGATTGTTCCCACGGCTTATTATAGCCGCTCTTAATGAACATCACAATCTCCTAATCAGAGTTTAAGAAGTCAAATGTAGACATTCCACGAGGAATATCTTTGGCATCTTTGATGCGGCTAGTTACTGGATTCTGTCTGCGATGTGTTTGGGGAGCAGAATCCCTTTTTGATCCAGTATCTTCAACGTCATCATCTGCCTTTTCATTCGTTCTCTTTCCCATTCCCTTAAGAGCATCAATACGTGCCTTTTTCAATGCCGCAGGCAATACGGAAGCAGCTCTTGTCTTAACCGCCGAACGAATAGCGTTTAAATCAGATTCAGCAAAATCCGATTTACGGGCTCTTTCCCAAAGACGATCTAGAACCTGACGGAGTCTAGTATCATTATTGAGAATCTCACTTACAGCTTCAAAAGCTTCACGAGTTGCCTGTTTCTTGACATAAGGAGACATCTGGTCCTTAGGATCAATATTGGCATCAATCGTAGCTTTGAGAGTGCTGTTAACTTTAGTATTAATAGAATCTCTGCTACGCTCAAATTCTCTTTGAGCAATCTTAGCTTCACGTTCTTCAGCCGCTTTATTCGGATCATTTGGATCTTTCGTATCAGGTTTGGCAAGAGGTTTCGGCTCTTCCCAATCTGAATTACCAAACGTAAACTTATAAAGAACATGAGCAGCAGCTTTTAGCTCTTCGCTATTAATCTTATTACCTTCAGCCGACATTACTCTAACTGAATGCTTAATGATATTACCAATGATAGTTCCATAGGCCATACCATCCTGCTCAGCTAAAGTAGGCAGAAGGTTGTCGATAAACTTATAGTAGCCATTCTCATTACTCTCTTTAAGAGTAGATAAGAAATCCTTAGACTCGCCTTTAGTTAAAGACTGTTCTAAGTTATCTAATGATTCAGCCTTCTCAGCGGCTTCACGTGCATCAGCAGGAGTAGGAAATACCTCAGTAAACTGCTGTTCACGATAGTAAGCACGTTCTAAGTAAGGAAAATCCTTGAAAATCTCAGGATACTTCTTAAGGATTTCCTTCTTACGAACTGGTCCTACTAATTCAAGCTTTTCATCATCTGGTTCATCTTCTTCATCGAACTCAGATAATTCATCTTCTTTCTCTTCTTTATCTTCCTTATCAGCATCAGGATCATCATCCTGAGCATCTTTATCGTCTGGAGTTTCTTTTTCTTTCTTATCTTCTAAATCAATGACTTCAGGCTTTTCATCATCATCCTGAGCCATGTAGTCAATCATGCTTTGTTTGCTTCCAGAACCAGGAAGTGCATCTTCTGGAAGAAGTAAGAATCCGAACCTATTGAGTTTTAACATCTTCGTTCCCACTAATGGGCGCTGTTTTTAGATTAGTCTGATTGGGCTTTTCCAAAGGTGCGCCTGCCTTTGTTGGAGCCGGTTGATTACCCTGAGCAGCAGCGGCTGCCTGAGCTTCTTGATTCTGCTGTTGTGCTAAATGAGCTTTACCGTGTAATAATACGTTACGATAGCCGTCTGGATTATCTACCTTAGCCTGCTTACCTGCTTCTGACATTACCCACTGACGAACAATCTCAAATTGAAGCTGATGATTATCATAATCAGGATCAATCTGAACTGATGCTTCTTCAGGAATATCCTTATCTCCAGTTTCTAATGGAGCAGTATTAAGTAATTCCTGAATCTCTTCTAACTGTCTTTCTCTATCATCAGAACCCGGAACAAAGAGATCATCTAATCCAAGAGCCTCATAGAGTAATCCCCTATTCTCAGGAGCATTCATCAGTTCAAGTAGTTGAGGGTTAGCAGCCTGTAAAAGACTCATGATAACATCTTTCCTCTGACCAAAGGTCATCGGGATGTTTTCATTAGCTTCTAATTCAACCTTACCAATCTTACCAGCAAGTTCAGCCTGCTTAACAGTTATGTTGATGAAATCTCCAGTTCTCTTATCTCTCTGGACATCTCTCTCATCGCCTTGTTCCTTAATAATATTAATATACTGAGGAATAGCCTTTGAGAAAGAATTCTTCCACCAAGTAGTAAGCATCTTCCAAACATTCTGCTGTCTCTGAAGTGCCTGAGCACGAGACATTGAATATTCAGAAGCTGTATTACCACCCTGCTGTTGAACTGCACCACCAAATAAGCTAGGTAATGCACCTGAGACTAGCTGACCTAAAGACTGAACTTGATTCAGCCAAGGAATTACTTCAGCTCCTAAAGTAGCCGTGCTAGTCTCAAAAATGCCATCAGATAACTTCTTGGAGCTATTAATTGGCTTTGAAGCCATTAAGCTACCAGGAGTTACTTCCTGCTGAGCATATGCCTTAGTATCAATGAAAGCAGGATCAACGAAGGTTAAGCCAACTCCATGCTCAACAGTCTGCTGAATTAAGCTAACAAGATCTAAAGTAAGATCCTGAATAGAAGCTAACATCAATCCTAATGGATCATAATGAATATAATCAGCAAGAGGATTGTAGTTAATAGTCCAGTGATCGTCTAAACATTCAGGATAAGCACTAGCATAAGTCTCATTAATCATTTCCACACAAACACCGAATGGAAATAATTTCTTTAACTTCTTAACGTCATCCTGATCCTTTAGAACATTAAACTGCCACGGACGAAGCCAGCATAGCTTCCTAGTAACTACGTTAATGGGATATTCACCCATATACTGAGGGGAAAGACGTGCCCATGAATCATATTGATCGTAGGCACCTTTATTCTCTCGACCCTCAATCTGCTTAATTAGTTCTTCATTGTCTTTCAGCTTCTCACAACGATCAAGAGCGGCTGCGTAATGCTCTTCATAACTGTAAATGAGATAGCCGCATTCTTTTTGATTTCTGGCATAGTTCGGGACTTTAACATTCATCCCACCAAAAATCTCTTGTTTTACTCTACTCTTAGCTTCAGTTGTAGTTCCTACAATCCTAGTAAGAGTAAAGCCTTGAAGATTAATATCAGTATCCGCCAACTGCATACATACAGGGCAGAGTTCTTTACCTTCATTTAAATCAGCTTGTAACTCTACGTCGTCAGGTCCAGGATCAAACTCAGATAACTCATCATCCTTTAACTCAGTTGCAGACCTATTACTCTGCTGCTGGGGTGGTTGATTTGGTTGCTGAGCAGAAGTCTGATTCTGCTGCTGGCTATTCGGTAATTCACCATTCTCATCCGGCTGAACTACTTCATCACCTAAAACAGCACCACAATTAGAACAGGTAGTAATTTCGTGGTGTTCAGTATATTCTTCAGTCTTGTTCTTTGTATATGTTCCGTAGTCCTTATTTTTATCATCATAGTTATAATGAGCAACCATACCTTCGGTGCAATATATAAATAATCCATGCAGCCAAAGCATAGAAGCATCATTATGCTTAAATAATAAAGATCCGGTCTTATCTCCTGCTTTCGCAGTATTAATATCTAAAGTACTCTCAGCATCATCAGGATAACATTTTACAGGCGGAGTAGTGATCGACAGAGCCGCAATGATTGATTCAAGATAAGCGCGGAAAACATTAACGCTCTTATCATAAGCACTCTGATCGCTTTGATCGGAGCCTTCGGAATAATCACCCCAGATTCTCCAATCATGGGCTACTTCAGAATACCATACGCGAGTAAACCCCTCCCAAAGGAGCTTCAGCCGTCTCCATTGACGTAACTGACGCTCTCTAACAGAAGCATCTTCCGACTCACAATCTCTAATTACTGTGAGTAGAAGCTGTTGAGTTTCTTCTGAGTATTCTTTGCGAGTTTTTGCCAAGTTATCGCTTTTTCTTTCTCTTCTTCGAGGGACTTACATCTACTCCCGCTTTACGAGCTTCAGATAAGCTAATTGCTATTGCTTGCTTTCTATTCGTTACAATCTTTCCTTTAGAACTGCCAGAATGAAGTTCACCCTGTTTGAACTTGTGCATCTCATCTTTGACAGATTGAAAAGGCATTACTTTTCCTTTAACTGCTTTCTTAAGTCCCTAACTAACGCTTCCGCTTCCCGAATTAGAGCTACAAGAGCTTCCTCTAATACAGGAGTCATAGTTATTCCATTTCCTCGTCGTCTGCCATTTCCGGCTTCTTACCAAATGCAGCAAAACCCTTCTTGGCCTTTGCTTTCATCTTAGACCTACCGAACTTGCTCTTCTTCTTTGCTTTACCATGAGAAGCTTTCATCTTCTCCATAAAGCCTTTACTCGGAGACATATCCATCATAACTTAGAAACTCCTTCCGTTCCTGTTCTCTCTGTTGCTACCGAATCTAATTCCCTTTCAAACTCTGCAACTTCCTCAGGAGAAGCGGCTTTGTTCTGAGCTAATTCCTTTTCACGCTTCTCTAGGAGAGCCGCATTCCTACGATCATTAGCTTCTAACTCTCTACGCCTCTGAGTCCAGCTAGATGCTCCAATAGGTCTAACAATATTAGGAGCTTTAGGATCTACTTCCTGAACAGTCTCTTTAGGCTTTTCAAGAATACGTTCTAAGAGAGCCTTCTTTTCTGTATTAGCAATTGAAAGCTGCTGTCGCAAAGTCTCACAGCTTTCGCATTTAATAGGCTCTTCATAGACCGGCTCAAGCCTTACATCATCTTCTTTAATCTTAGCTTTGAGTTCAGCGTTACGAAATCTATTCTCGTAACGAATGTCAAGTAATTCTTTAAGCCAGTTGAACATTATCGTCGTCCGTGAAATTTAGAAACTACTGAAAGTTTATTGTCTGCTTCAATACTTCGCATCTGCCTATAGAATGCAGTCTGGTCATGAGTCATAGCTAATCTCATCATAGCATCTGACTCTCTCTTTAGCCGCTGCAACTCGTCTGTAGACTCTACAAAGTAACTATCTGCTGTCTCAATTGCATATCGCAGAGTATCATAAGGATCATCACCTTCGAACTCTGCAACATCTTCAGCCGGTTTATTATTCCTAGGCTTATCGTAACTGCAAGCTTGGATACTATTAATTAATGCAGGACAACAGTGTGGATGTCCTTCATGAGTAGTAGCATCACAACAGAAGATTTGAAGTCTTGGAATATTATCTTCAATCTTCGGTGGCTCGAATAACTTTAAGTAAGCCTTATACTCATCTAAACCTTTATTCCGAAGAATCCATCTAGCTCTCTCTTCAGAATAAACTGGCATGTTCTTCGTTGATAATTTAGGTAACTCTTTCCACCTAAGGTATTCATGAAGAAGCATCTTACCTGAAACTCTAGAACCTGCGCTATTCTTACTTACCTCAATTGTTCTACCAATTGCGGCTTCAATCTGCTCACGGATTGTATGTTCATTTCCGTGATCTTGATTCGTAGACTGGCAAAACTTAACAATCCTAGGTTGCTCTTCTTCTATAAAGCTACGTAGAATAGGAGCCCACTCAGAGATTTTAATACCAGTCCAGTGCAGTTCTCTATAAACGTAAACTCTAAGATCCGGTGATACAGCAATGAAACATACATATGTCATTGCTCTATGGCCCCAGTCACCGCATACAAACTTAGGCCACCAATGAGGAATACCAAACGGATCTACAACATGTAAAGCGTTTGCAGGTTCATCTGGATATTTATGAACTCTGAACTCATCAAATACTAATCCTAAGTAGGCTGACCAATCGCCGTCCTGCTTTGCTTTTCTTTCAGCTTCAGGTCTACCAGCAAGAGACTGCTCATACGTAGGATCAATATGATCTTTGTTGTCTCTAAGGGTAGCATGGATATAAATCCTTTTGTTACCACCCTTACCAACAATAATCTTACCACCTGCAGGAAAAGGATCTACAAATCGTTTCTTAACGAATGTATGACCAACTCCACCTGGCATTGCAGCCGCTCTGGTGATACTTGGTAATCCTGATCCTTTAGGTGCTCTGTTTCTCTCCTGAGTGATGTAAAGATAAATAAACTCAGTGTTGTTAGTTAATTCATCCGGTGTGAATAGACTAATTTCGGCTGAGTCATACATATGGACATCGGATTCATTCTCACAATGTCCAAGAATAATAATTGCTCCGTCGTTCTTAGCTCCGCTACCAAACTGATCTATTCTTGGAAAAGTCCAGATCATGTCTGATGCGTTGAATGTAGCTCCTAACCTTCTATATAGTTCTCTACTTCTCTGGATGATTTCCTTCTTCATGTCAGCATGAGTTCTGCGCATGAAGACTTGTTTAAATTTAGGATTGTGATGGAACTTATGAACTATTCCATAAAGTAATAAACAATCCGACTTACCTGAACCTGCACCACCTCCTAGTAAGCCTTCTTTAATTGTGAATGGAAGTCGTAAGAAAGCTTCTTGCTTTCTATTTGGCCTCCATTCATCTCTTAAGAACTTGTTAGTAGAGGTGACTAGATCTGCTTCAGCTTTAGCAACTTCTAAATCTTCTACTGTAGCTAACTCGACGTCGTCCATTGCTAGTTAGTTACGTTAGTTCCCGTTGGCTTACCTGGGCTATTGTTAATCAAGAAATTAGCAACAGCAGCCGCACTATCCTGCAATGAAGTAGGATCAGTGCTAAGTTTCAGATTCTCTGCAAACACATTGCAAGAATAACTACCAGGAGCAGGAATTGTTAATACCTGACTGCAAGCCGTAGCCGTGCAAGCAGTAGCAGGTAGAACAATTGGTGTTCCAGTATTAAGCTGAAACTTATATGAAACTACGCCGTCAGCAACTGGATTAGGATTAACTACACAATGAACAGTCGTAGGAAAAGACTGTGCATATAAAACAGCATATGTAGTTGGAACTGTATTAATCTTAATACAGCTAGCTAATGCAATTAATGCTAATGCTACGATGAGCTTCTTACGCATTGCTAGGAACCGTAGTCGTCGGCTTCTTGATTGCACCAATTGCTCGAACAACAGCGTCATGAGCAATCTGCATGTTAGCATTAAAGGTAGCAGGATCAGCAATTGTCTCAGGCTTTAGGAGTTCTAATTCCTGTAAGCCAGCAAGGACAGCCGACTCGATTGATTCTTCACTACCTTTATTTTCAACAACGCTATGAACTGCCGAATCAACTACAGCAGCTCCTGGAATGACTGTAACGGCTCCAGCTTCAACAACCTTAAGAAGTCCAGAAATAATCTTGTTCACTGTTTCCTCTCCTGCATTTTGCTTGCAACTGGTTTATTAAACGCTAAAACAATCAAACAGAGAAGAAGAATTAAATCATTCTCTCTGTGTGAGAAGCCTAAAAGATTAGTATGCTCAGCTACGACAGCCGCAATTGTAGGTAAATAAATTAAGATAGCTTGAAATCTAATTACCCAGTTACCTATGAACATTTCATTTAGCCGTTATACTGAGAGCCGACTGATCTAAAGTATCCACGAATCTGAGATAACTGAGCTCTAGCCGCTGTTACTTCATCATCATTATCAGGATTGATACGAACCCAATTATAAGGCCAGTTCGTTTCAAACCCATTAAAGTAACGAGGTCCACGGTCACAATCTAATAAATAGAAAGGCGCCGGTGGAAAATCAACATCCTGATCGGGCGGCTGCTTATATCCTAAGTAGCAACGCTCGAATACACCCCAGATAGTATTATCAGGGGGCCATCTTGTTTCTGCTAAGATGCCATCACAATTCTTAAGTAATCCATCAGGTGCGTAATCAGCAGGTCCATTGCCAACAGGAATATGACCCGGATCAAACTCCATGATAAGAGAAAGATCAGGATTAATAGCCCTTGAAGTATTAAACCATTCCGCAATCCAGTCGGGAGGCCAGCCATAAAATACTCCATCATAGCCTGGCATAGCTACGCAGTATTTTGAAATGCCTAAATCTTTAAGCCTCTGAGCTACTAACTGGATTACCTGAATTGAAACGTGGAAGTTCTCATCCATTGCAATATGGACTTTGAACCCAGCTTCAATAATCTCAAAGCATAGATCGTCAAACTGCTTGTCTAGTTTGGTCAATCTATTAGTCCAGTCTAAGGGACCAAACTTAGCTGGATCGTAAAACTGATTCCATTCATTATATAAAGGAGCTCCAGATGGAACTTCTAAAATACAATGAGTCTCTGGTCCTGTTGCTAACTGAGCTTGATTAGCTTTCTTAGCCGCATAGACTAATTGCCTAGTAGCTAAATCACACCAAGATAAAGCCGCATCCCACCAAGGCATCTTCTTGTAAGTGGGACTATCAATAATAATACCTCCCATGAAGGAAGTATTAATACCAAGAAGCTCCTGCCTACTAGGAATAGGAGGAAGCGGCTTCCTTGATGAATTAAGTATTGCTAAGATAGCCGAGTGCTGAGTCATTATGACTGTGGAACTTTAACAATAATAAAAGCTTGAACAATTGCACCAGGAGCTCCGAACTGTGGTGCAGGAAAAAATGTAGCAACGTTATTATCAATCAAGCAAAGTTCATTTGGTCCAGCCGTCCCTGCAGGACGATTAGATAGATTACCTGCCTGATCTACAGAAACAACTCGCCCAGTGTTATCAACATACTCTAATGTAGAAAGCCCATTCGCTTGTGGAATGGGATTAACAAAGAGAGTAAACTTAGGATTAGCTGTGCTCTGTAACGATGTCTCTGACATTACTAACATTGTTTGCTCCGATTATCTATCGAATAATTTTTGAAGGTCAGGCTTGTCAGAAACAAACCACTGCCACATAATATTAACCTTCTGCCCAGTTTCTCGTTGCTCTCTAATTATTGAGTTACCATAGCTAATCATGGTTCCCAATAAAATGATAGCACCGACTACAGCAGAAATGTTAATATTTTTATCGAAACGGAATCTATCTTCCCGTCTGTTATACTGGCCTTCCAAGGTATCTAACTCCATTAGTATCCGATAGCGCCATACTGAATGTGATGTCCAGCAACTGCACCATAGATAAAGATGGTTCCATTAGTCCCCGGACCAATACCACCAGTAGGAATTGCTTTACAACCTAAAGGAGCAGGAGTCGTAGCCGTAATATCGTTAGCAAAGCAAACAATACCAGTCTTCCAACTGCCTACATACTCAAAGTCATAAGAGCAAATAGCACTAGTAGGTGAAGTTCCTACAACAATTTCTCCTGCATTATCAGAACTGTTATCAACGATTGATGGTCCAGTTCCGCAAGCATTAGGAGTTAAATCAATTCCGCTAGTGTGGAATCCCTGACCAGATAACTTATATCCACGTGTATTGGATACGTCAACTGTGATCTGAGGAATGCTCTCTTCATAAGCAATAATTGTCTGAGCAGAATCTAAATGGATATAATGCCATTCAGACTGATCTCCATTGCTAGAGAGAAGAGCAATACCACTACCAGCAGCAAATCCAGGTGCTGAATGGATAGACCAATAAGCTCCATGAGCATTAGCCGATCCGTCACAAACAGCAGTATAACAGTAAAGATAATGACCATCACCATCAACTAAATGCCCAAAAGACATTCCAGCTCCGGTGAAAATCCCCGAAGCGGCTGTCCATCGTCCAATTACCTGATCGTGATTAGCAACATCAACTGCAAAGGTATTGGCTACAGCAGCAGTAGGAATAGATCCACCACCGCCAGAACCACCTGAGTTAATGATCTGAGCGTTACTTAGCTGGGCTGAAAGTAAGATTATCCCAGTTAAAAGTATCTTTTTCATTTGCCTTAAGTTCTTTCCTGAACTCTTCAATCAGAAGTGATTTCTTCTGGTCGATGTCTTTCTGTTCTACGCTACCTGAATACTGAGCTTCTTCTATCCTACAACTCAGTAATGACTGTCTTAACTTTAGGTTCTCTGCCTTTAACTGAGCAAGTTCTGATAGCTCTGGTAACTTAGGAACTACAGGATTAGGGAGTGTTTGTGCTAAACCTATAATACTGCACGTTACAAGCAGCATCAGAACCGTCAGCCGAAATTGCATGGAAGTTCGAGATGTCATGATATCCCTGAATCAAATAGATAGAACCTGTATTGAATAGAATACCAATAGAAGCTGTAGGAGCATCACCTGTAGTCCAGACTCGAACAGCATGAGTATCACATTCAATATCAGCGAACTCAGCGCGGCTAGTTGTAGGATTGGCGTCTGTAATGGTAGGATTGTAGACAGCCGACGTTAGTGCTTTTGATACAGTAGAAACAGTAATCTGTTCCTTGGCAAAGGCAGATCTATATTGAGTTGTATTGAATTGAGGGTTTGTCTGAGCTTTAGGAGTTGCTAAGTAGGCTGTTAATATACCTAGTAACACAATGCCAGACCAAACAATCTTCTTCACTTTATTAGTCCTCAATGATCTGCTTGATCTCTTTTAACGCTTGTGCTGATTGCTGTGAATCCATTCCCTTGTTCTTTAATACTGTATGGATTCTAGCCGTATTGCTCTGAGTAAGAAGATAAGCAGCATGTTTATGCTGTGAATCTTCAAGATCTTCTTCCTTAGAAGGAAATGTATTAACTTCCTGATTGCTCTTAAAGATCTCACCCAGAGGATCATGGGGAGTCTCTTTAATCTCTTCAGGTTCAGGCTTAGTCTCAACTAAAGACTGATTAGCTAATGGGTTAGGATTATTAGCAGGATCCTTTGCAGCTTCCTTCTGTAGAAGCTGAGCAGAGTTACCTGCACTATTCACATCATTAGTAGTTCCAACCTGACCTCCAGTAGGAAACTTGAGATCAAATGGAACTGTCTGCTTTACTGGTTCATTTTTAACATCTTCACCCATTAGTCTGTTACCTCAATTGGAGCACCGAAGTCCTTCTCTTGCATGACCGTCGGTGAATATATAATGAACTGAACAGGGCTCTTATCCCCATCCTTTTCAGGCTCCATTGCTTTAATAGCATTAGACATTGCGGCTACTACACCAGGCAGCCGGTCTGTTCTAATACCTTCAATCTCGTTATCTAATCTAGATAGAACCTTATTCATTACTGAGAGAGCTTTGCTCTTCGAACCAGCAATTTCAAGTTTCTTATCAAGGTCTGGAATGATCTGATCCGCGGACGGCTTAGGAATAGATACAATCTCAGTTTTAGTCTCAGTAGACTTGCGTAACCTATGAAATAAATTCATAGGAGATTCATATCTTGAAGTAACTTCGGCTTCTGAAATAATTGCCATATATACTATCTAATGGTTATTGTATTGAACTTCAGCTCGTCCACAGATTGTCTCATAACGCATACCCAAAGTCAACAGTAAAACGCTGCCAAAACATTGCTAATCTGAATGAACCGTTCACCGAATGAACCGTTCATTTTCATGTATTTCATTTTATATATAACGGGGTATGGGTATAGGTTAGTAATTATTATAGTAAAATGGACTTTTTTATAGTAAAATAGACTATGTTTTAAGCTGCGAAATCTATGCCATATAATGGAACCATAAATATCCCTTATATGGGGGTATGGCATACTATACCCACTAGATATTGTGTTTAGTTCATATATCGAAGCATATATTTTATAAAGAAGTAATGTGTAGCCGCTTCATACAGAGCCGCATTGAATCTATGCACGGTAAATCCTTTGTTATCAATGCTTTAGCTATGAGTCAAAGCGGCTAAGGTAACTATTACATCGTTCATTTTCTTTTCGCCACTGCTAATAGGTATCATACTGATTCTCATACCATATATTGTATATGTTACCTGGCATTTGGTATGCTTTACTACTAGTGCAAGCTGCGATTGAACGCAGAGTAAGATTGGAGCGCAAACAACCGGAAAACTACCATTCTACCCACGGTTTACTGTTACCGCTGAATACTGAGCATTGATTTGCCCGGCCATGTTTGAGCCGTAGTGTATTCACCAAAACACAAGGCGTTAGGGGCGCCGGAACTGGTATAGAATCCAGCCGTATGAAACTATTCCCCGTCGGCTAGCATATCCTAATGTAACGGATTTTCCTTAATCCGTGAACGGTAGCATTGCTAGTAGGTTTTAGGTTTTGTAGAGTGGCTAGCCTGCCAACTAGTAATATTGAGGTTCTGATTAGCTTATTGCCGGATTACCGGATTGACAATCAAACCAAGAAATATTTGAGGTCGTAGACGGGCTGTTGCCTAAGTCGAAAAGCTAGCTACTCTATAAAGCCTAAAATCGTAATAATAACTAACTGATTGTGTATTCTGTTAGGTTGCTAAGTCTGCTCGCTGCGCTCGCAGCCTGATTTAAGGAAAAAAAAGTGAAAGAGAAAAGTAGACTGCAAAGGGATGCAAGGCTTTTAGTAGAGGTTATTAACAACTACTCAAAAGCAACAGGACTTAGCGATATTGAATCACTTTTAACTATTGCCTCTTTTTTTAAGTATACTGAAAGAGTTTGTAAAATTCTTCTGTCAGCACTTAGAAAGGCAGCAAAGTGATGCAACTAACACAATGCTCACTCCCACTACGCAATCACTCACTTAAACATCAGCCTTTGAAGCTTTACAGCTTATTCCGTAAAGTAGATAATCATTGGGTTAGAGTTAGTGATTGCTCTTACTCAGAGAAACGTGCTTACTTGGTTTTCACTGAAAGAATGATGGAAGATATTAACAAGTTTTCCATCCGGCCGATTAAAACTGAAAGCCTGAGTGCACGATGAGAGTTGCTATTTACAATAGCCGAGTCAGATGGATTAGCTATCATGGTAAATACAAGCTGCTTAAAAATGCTCTGAAGAACGCAAAAGCAACAAAACAGTTCTATTCAGACAATAAAGCAACATGGATGCATGTTTGGATAGCAGAGTAAACAAAATCAACTTAGCAATCTAGCAGAATACACAATTAGATATTATGAGCAGTTGACTAGCTGTTATTAAGTAGTGCAGCGTTTTAAAATCAATGTAAGCCTCATAATACTCGCTCGCTTCGCTCGCTCGTGGTTAAATGTATTGCTAACTGTATAGAATACAACAACGGCTTGGGAGGCCGCGAGTTCGTTATCCTGAGCGTTCAAAACGCTTGACAATTCAAACATCGTATGATACAATGTTCTTGTGAGTTGGCAGGAGCAATTCAGCTTCTCAACTCTAAGAACTGTCCGAAAGTGAGGACAGTCCGTGCATCGTAAACTAGATAGAAAAGGGATGGTTAAGCAAATGGCTGACGCAGTTGTTGAACAGAAGGATAGCGAGAAAGAAGCTACGAATAAGGAATATCAGGCAAAGGTAGATGCTGCTAATGCTGGACGAACTGGTATTGGCACCCGCGCTGCTTTTGGTTATACTCGCGGTAAAGGCTCTATGCCTTTCGTTTATGAGCGATTTGATGAATCGCTTCCTGATACGCTTCCGAAGTCAATGCAGGAATTCATTACTGCTACTAAGGTAGCGGATGATGCTGCACTCACTAAGCTGGCTATCGCTGGCTATAATGAGAAGCTTTACACTGACGCTTCTGACCCCATTGCGGAACATGTCAATCCGACTTGGGATGAGGAAGTTCGTAATCGCTTCCGTCTCGTTGTTCGTAATTACATGGCTGGAGCTGATGCTTCGCTTGATGATGCTGTTGCACTCATTAAGCCGGGTTTCGAAAATGCTATTGCTGCGCAGGTTAAGCAGTAACAATCAGTTAGTAAACTCGACTGAGCGAGTATAAATAGACTAATAAGCTCAGAGCGTCCTGAGTGGCGATAGGCAGAATTAATATATAATTCATCCTGCCGAGTCACTCAGGGGAAGTGGACTAAGATTTGATAGAGTCTTAGGTTAGACCTTAAGCAAGTCTATTTACCTTATTAGCTATCTATCTAGGATTTTCTCAGGTTTTACCTAGTTTGGTATAAATTGCCAAGCCAAATAAAACCTGAGTGCAATTCAGTTAGTTAATTCCAAAAACAATTAATCGCCGATATTCACTATGTAAGTTCTACATAGCAAGATATCCAAATATATTGACATATATCGGGATATATCGGCAAATATCGGGATTTATCGGAGCGGTGCCTCACGTGAAAACGTCAATGTTTACGCGCGTTTTCATGGTGAAAACGTCGTTTTTCAAGGCATCCCCCCACCCCTCAGAACGTCGACCCCGTTCCCTAAGGCGGGCAGCTATTCTAATATTTCTACATTACCCCTCTATATATACGATACATGTTTTAATATATATTATTAAATATAGTATAGTATATAGAGGATTAACAATAGAAATTCAAAAAATTGAATAGGGCAGGGGTTGACAACGGTATCGACTTATGGTATACTGGGGTCGTGTAGATTTTTGAAGATGAATTTTCCCATGCCGTCGGCCGTAAGTGCTTTGACCTCAACAACTTATGACGACGGTGTCCACTTTTTCGGACACCATGCGCTGACTCCGATAAATGCCGATATATTTGGATATATGCAGATATATTCCAATATATTCCGATATAATCTAGACTCTGCCGTTCGTTAATCAATAGGAGAATCAAATGTGTATCATTGTTTGGGATTAATCAAATGAAACCAACACCTAAAGTCGAATCACTTAGAAAGCTGTATACTCCAATCTATGAGCAATCAATTAAGCAATATGAAAATATGATTGTTTACTGGAGTAGCCCACTTAGAGTAGTTTGCAGCTCTAACCGGCTAAATCAGTCAAGAGAATTCATTGATGGAATGATTTTTCATTGCAATAATCAGTTGAACTACTTTAAGCTTCAACTGGCTAAACTCTAAGGTGAAGTGAGCAAATCATTAATTGATTCCTTCGTTAGTCTCAAGCTAGCCGCTGCGTTTGATTTAAGCGATGCGACTCAGCTTGAGACTAATCAAGTAATCAGTTGGCTAAGGACTCATTACTTATCTAGAATCGCAATAGATTTAGAATCTGGATATTACCAGCTCAAAGAGAGCAAAAGAACAATGGCTGAATCGAACGAAGATTTATTCAAAAAGTTCTACAACGACGAGAAGATGCTAATTGCATCTATGAGCTCTGAAGATTTCAGAATTCATGAGGAAACTTTAGCTCAGATTGCATTTGAAGCTAAAGCGAGACTTACGGCTGTTGTAGATAAGAAGCGTGAAGATAGTGCTAGCCGCTCGCACAAGACTAAAGAGTGGTTGGTCAATACTACTTCAGGTGAAGATCAGTTAGTATCTGATGCTATCAACACTGTTAATACTCGTAAAAAGAGAATGAACAAGGTTGAGAAGCTGAATGATATGTTAGCCGGTTTCGTTGATGAGGATACTAGAAAGAAAATCATCGGAACAGTCGAAAAGACGGCTACAGAAAAGCAGGTTAATCTGATTAGTTTCGTTAAGACAAAGGTAGATGAAACTAAGAAAGAAGAAGCCGACGCTAAAGCTGATGAACCTAAAGAGCCGTTTGATCCTCTTAAACTGAAGTTTTAAGATGGCATTATCTTCAATACTCAAGAAAAGATGCCCAACTTGCGATAAAATCGCAATTGAGAAGTCTTTTATTGATTTAGGTTCGACGAAGATGATTACTCTTGAATGTGGACATGTAATGATGTCTACTTCAATGAGTAAGGCATCAGGCGAAATCATCTCAACTGATGGCAGAAAGTTAATGCCATATCAGCTTACCGGAGTTGAATTCGCAGAGAAAGCAAATGCTCGTTGTTTAATTGGTGATGAGCAAGGATTAGGTAAGACAGTTCAAGCTGGTGGTTTACTATCGCTGCATATGGAAGAATTAACACCTTGTGTGATTGTCACAAAGACAAGGGTTAAAGTCCAGATGCAAAGAGAAATGATGCGATGGACTAAATCAAAGAGAGTGCAAGCCGTCTTTACCAGCAAAGAAGTTGCGATACCGGGATTTGATATCATTGTCACTACGTATGATATGCTGAAGAATCCAGAAGTATTCAGCATGGTTAATATTAAGTGCTTGATATTAGATGAATGTCAGAAGATTAAGAACCATACGTCGGGTAGAGCGAAAGCCGTCCAGCAGCTTGTTAAAGCTCATAATATAGAACATATTATCGGGCTATCAGGAACTGCAATTGAAAACAATGCTGGTGAGTATTTCACGATTCTGAATCTACTCGATCCTATTAGATTCCCATCTTGGCAAAGGTTTGTTGACTGGCATTGTGATTCGTATAACAATGGCTGGGGAACAAAAGTTGGTGGTCTAAAGAATCCTGATAATTTCCATGAAATTACAAAGGATATCATTATCAGGAGAACAAAGAAAGAAGTATTACCAGATTTACCAGAAAAGACTAGAAACTTTGAGTATGTAGAGCTTGATCCTAAGCTTAATAAATCCTATGAGAAAGCCTTAAAGGATTTAGAAGAAGCCATGTATGACAATAGCTTCGAAGGCGGAGCGGCTAAGATTGCCATCATGACTAGGATGAGAGAAATTACAGGAATTGGTAAAGTTGAAGATTGTATAGACTTTGCTACTGATTTTCTACTTTCGTCTACAGACCGTAAGTTGACAATCTTTGTGCATCATCATTCTGTGATGAGTCTATTAGAAGCAAAGATGAATCAATGGTTAGCAGAAGGTAGCTTTGCACCTTGTATGCTACTCAAATCTGGTGGTCAGGAAGATATTGGAGAAGCTTTTAAGAATAGTCCTTCGAGAATACTGATTGCGTCAACTCAATCAGCCGGTGAAGGATTAAATCTTCAGTATTGCTCAGACGCAGTAATGCTTGAGAGGCAATGGAATCCAGCTAAAGAAGAACAGGCAGAGGATAGATTTCATCGCTTCGGACAGCTTAATCCAGTTAGTATTACTTACATGATTGCTGGTGGAACAATTGATGAGTTCTTCACAGAACTTGTTGAACAGAAACGAGCAATCATGAGTTCTACACTGGATAACAAAAAGATAACATGGGACCAAGATAGTCTAATGTCAGAACTTGCGATTGCTCTTACTACTAGAGGTAAAAAGCGATGGAGTCTGTAAAGATTAGAATTGAAATGGATATACTAGTTGAGAATATACCTGATGACTTTGAGAAAGGTAAAATCATCAAAGATCCAATCAGGTCAATAAAGTATTATGGTGATGTACTTGCTAAGCATATTGAGCTTACTATGCCAGAGCCAATAACTGTTAAATTAATTAGAACTCTATCAGCGAGACCATTCTAAATGAATAAAGATGAAGAAAAGGCATTCCTAAATAAGTTAATGGACGAAGTAATGGAAAACTTAGAAATTGAGAAAGATCCTAAGCTAGCTATAGAAATGCCTGACTATCTAGAGCAACGTGAGAAAGTTAAACTAATAATGAGTTGTATCGTTAATATCATCGGATCACCACTAAAATCAGCTACTGTCTGTGAAGTTTTCAAGGAAATTTACTTTCTTACTCAGAAGATGCACGATAAGTATAAGAGCTTGTAATGATTAAGACTAAGACAGAAGGTATTCAAATTCAAATTGCTTATAATCATCAAGCTAAGCAGATTGAAGTTGAAGTATACGATGATGTAGTGAGCAGAATTGCTCCTATGTCTACTGTATACCTGACAAAAGATCAAGCAAAGCAACTGATAGAAGATATTTCATTTTTCATAAAATGATTAGAAAAATAAGCTTAGAAATTAAATACGAGATATCTGGTAAGATGAGTGATGAGATTCACTTGTTTTACATTCTAGACAAGTTTACTGGGGCTTGTAATAAAGTAATAGATGAGCTGCATAGCAAACGACAAAATGATATCTCACTCAGAGTTGCAAGGGCAATAGATGAGCCGTCTGATATATTTAAAGACCTATGAACAAAGTAACAACAGGAGACAATAATTACTGCGGACCAGCCGTATTATCTGTAGTATCTGGTCGTTCAGTAGATTATTGTGCAAGGATTATAGGTGAGATCATTGGTAAAGCTCCTGATAAAGTTAAAGGAGTTTATCCAGCAGATTTATTTAAGGCAGCCGCTCGATTGCGAATCAGACATGAGAAGATAGAACCTCCAGCTAGTTCCTTATTTGCAGTAGCTAGCAATTTAGTTCATCGTGGAGAAGCTACTTATATTTTGGAGATTCCTAAGCACTACATAGCAATCGAAGTCACAGCGGCTAGAGAGATATTCCTTTGTGATAATCATACTAAAGAGCCTATTAATTTAGCAGGTTCGGCTAGATTATCACAGAAGGTAGAACAGATTTGGAAATGTTCAGTTAAACCAGCCGCTGTTTTAATCCGTGATACTGTAGAAGTTGTAGAGGTAAAGAACTCAGCCGACTCTGCGTATTACATCAATATCATCAAAGAGTATGAAGATCCTGAAGATAACTTTAAGTGCTCTAAGGGATTGTTCAGGGCTGATAGGAATGAACTGAAGATAATTGCGGCTAAGTTAACGGAGATGAGTAAATGAAGATTGCACTACTGATTGCAGCACTTATCTTTAGTCATACTATCGTAGCTTATATTGCTTATCATGAAGGTAAGTTAGATTGTTGGTTTGAGAACTATCCTTTTCAGCGTGGCGCTGATAGAGGTATTAAGTGACGAAGCAAACTGAAAGAATGAAGCAATGCAAGTCTAGAACTGGTATGCTGGTTCCTTGTATTGCTTATAAAGGGATTTGGTCTGCTTTATCTGGTGATGATTCTCTCATTGCTGGTAGTGGATATATTATCTATAATGCCTTTACTATGCAGTTGATGACGAGTCTTGCTGATGATAACGGTGTAGAACTTCCTCCTAATTTCTATTCTATTAAGCAGGAGTATGATAAAGCTTTCTTAGTAGTTTACTCAGAGAAGGTAATGTAATGAATGAACAAGTAGAACAAGTAGAACAACCAACAGAGATAAAGAAGATAAATGTAATCTGGGACGCATCACAGCTTGATATGTTTGAGCTCTGTGACCAGAGATTTTACCTACGCTATGTCTTAAATAAAGGTCCATTTACTAAAGCTCCACAGCTTGACAGAGGAACTTTGCTTCATAACGGCTATGAAGTATATTACAAAGAGTTACAGAAGCTTACGAAGCCGTCCGTTGCGTTAGAGCTATGTATTGAGAAGATTAAAGTTACTTCTATGGAGGCCGATCTTGATCCTACAGAGGTTGGTAGGATTGTAGAAGTAGCTGAAGAGAATCTCAGGCATTGGGAATTTGAAGATCAGACCTTTGAGATTCTTGCAGTAGAAGAGCCGTTCATATACTTGCTGTTTGAAGATGAGTATATGAGAATCTACATGACTGGTAAGATTGATTTGTTAATCAATTGGCATACCAGACAGATGACATACGAACGGCTTCCTGTTGACCATAAGAGCTACGATAGGAAATGGCCATTGAAACGGCTATCTAATCAGTTCATGAACTATTGCTATGCTGCTAAGTCTGACATGATGAGAATTAATCGTGTTGGATTTCAAGCTAGCTTAGAGCCAGATGAGAAGCATATTAGGCAGTTCATGTGCTATGATGAACTAATCTTAGAGCAATGGAGACTTAACGTAGTTAAGATTGCTCAGAGATATGTTGAATGCGTTGCAGAAAACTCTTGGCCTATGAACTTTACTTCTTGTGATAAGTTCAATAGACAATGTGAATATGCTAATGTATGTGAATCTTCTGGTGAGCCAGCTAGGTTATTTAAGATTGGAATGCTAAACGATATCGAGCCTTGGGATGTCACAAAGATTTTAGAGAAGAAATAATCATGTTAAGAGTTCAGAATCATATTCATACGTTTAAACGACATACATATAAGTCTACTGGTAATGAGGTATTCTTCTGCACTGATGAGAAATGCTCATTCAAAATTGACTGTGCGCTAGCTTTAGGTAAGCTTACTTACTGCAATCGTTGTCTAAAAGAATTCAGAATGGACAACGTAAGTATTAGGCAGGCGAAGCCGCATTGTCGTGCGTGTGATAAACGAAGGATAAAAGATCCTGAAGGGAATACTAGATACGTTCAGTCGGAATTAGTTGCGTCTGAGATAGCTCAGGATAGAGTAGAAAGTCTTGCAGATAGATTAAAGAAAACAACTGTCAATGTAGCTGAAGAGGATATATAATGCCTAAATTGAAACCAAAATTAGTTAGGTGCGGAAAGACTTTAATTAATCCATTAGATGTTAGAGAGATTAAACAAGTCAAGAGAGGACTTTATATTGTAAAGTTTATCTCTGATCCTAATCCAGACTACCCATGTTGGGTTCTTGAGGCAGATATTGAGCCTCTGATTAAACAGTTCGAGGTAATCGAATAATGAAAGCATCTGAATTAAGGCTAGGAGGAAATTTAAGTTTCCTCTTCAAAGGACCACCTGGGTTTGGTAAGACTATTGCAGCCGCATCGTTCGCAGTAGAAGGTCCAATTTTCCTTGCTTATTTCGATAAGAAGGAACCGATTGAACTACTGACTTACTTTAAAAAGCACCGACCTAATCTATTAGATAGAATAGAGTATGAATGCTACGGCTCACAGAACGCTCATATGTATCTCAATAAGCTTATTGAGTTTTCTAAGCCGGGTGGATGTAAGTATGTAGCCGTAATTACTGATAGCTTAACGGCTATGACAAGTGCAGTAGTTAACTGGTCTATTGGATTTAGATCTTCATCACCAAAGAAAGATGAAAAGAATTCTGGTGCAGTTCAGATGGCTCCTGGGATGGAGGAATACCAAGTAGAAACTGGATATATCAACCAAGCTATTGATATTGGTAGGACTCTTCCTTGTCATGTAATCTGGACTGCACATCCGTTAGCCGGAATCAAAATGGAAGGTTCTGGTAGAAGTATGAGTGTTACTAAAACTAACACTTTGGTTTCTGTTGGTAATAAGGTAGCATCTGGTGTTCCAGGTAACTTTACTGAGATTTATCACTTCTCAGTTGA